CATTAAATGATGACATTGTGCAATTTACTTTAGGCGAAGTAATTGATCATGTAGATAGTATGTTAGAAGATTTACCAAACTTTACTGGTAAGTTCTTAGGTGCAAATAATCTACGTGACCTTGGAGATTTGGATCAATTCGGCAAACGCTTTGTGAAGCATAGTGGCCCAATTAATCTTCCTTTATATCATATAACAAACAAAGAATATAATATTATCAAAGCATTGAAATATGCTAAAAATGAATATGCACGTTTTAAAAGAACCTTTATCGATACTGCTACAAATTTAGGCTATGACGGAGCAACAAAAACTCATGTAGATTTAATATTAGCTGAATTAAACAAAGATAAAATAAAATCACAACCGTTTTATTTCTCTGATATGATACCTTATGGTTCTTTTAACAGGATTGAATATGCGGTATTAGATCGTAGAACACTAGACTACCCGTTAACTGAAACTTTTACACTAAAAGATTTAACCCCAAAAGGTTTATTAGTTTATCTTAATGGTACTCAAATAACATATAACAAAGATTATAACTTTGATAATGCTGGCTACATAACTATTGATGCAGGACAGTTAGAAAATGATATTATTGAAATTTATGAATATGAGTCATCTGATGGGTCATTTATTTCACCAACACCTACTAAGTTAGGTTTATATCCTAAGTATAATCCAATGTTAACAATTGATGATACTGTACAGCCCACAGTACCTGTTGATGATTCTACCGGACCATTTAAAGTTTATGGACAAATTGAAACTAGTACTAAGTCTATTTTAGGCATTGATCAAGGACTTGTAGGTTGGACATATCCGTTATATACGTCTAGGGCGGCTGCAAAAGAAGCATCTACAGATTCTACTGCTAAGACTATAACATTTGAAGGATTGAATAAATTATTTTATATTCCTAATACAAATGATACAGCAGTAATAGCTGGCAATGACGATGTTGAAGTAACTGAATACTATTACGGAGTTGCATTTATTATAGGGCACGATGGTAGTCGTATAAAGGCATATAAAGATTTTAGAGATAATTTATTAATCGAATTAGAAAAACGCATTTTCAACAATATTAAAGTTGACTATTCTAATTCAAGACTAGATATAGATCAGTTTATTGGCGGCGAATTCAAAACGACTGATTTTACAAAACAAGAAATAGATAAAACATTACTACCAGATTTTCAACAATGGATACAATCAAATCTAAATAATCAAAATTATACTAATAACACGTTTTATAATAGGAATAACGATTGGACTTTTAATTATGCAGATACACTATCTCCAAACGGAAATATAAATCCCGGATTTTGGAGAGGGGTTTATCAACATGCATATGATACAGATCGTCCGCATAGTCATCCTTGGGAAATACAGGGATTTAGATTAAAGCCAACTTGGTGGAACACAGTGTATGGACCTTCTCCGTATACTAGTGATAATTTAGTACTTTGGAAAAATATTGAAGAAGGAAAAATTGCAGATCCTTCTAATGTTACATTTGATCTAAATTATGCTAGGCCAGGCATAACTACACATTTGCCAGTTGATTCACAAGGAAAATTAGTATCTCCATTAGCATCAGGATACGCAAATGATTTTATATTAAATCGTGCAACAAGAAATTTTAAATTTGGTGATTTTGCACCTATCGAAAATGCATGGCGCAATAGTTCAGAATATCCCTTTGCTGTTATGATAGCAATGTTAGTAAACCAGCCAGCCAAAACCATGGGTCTTGGGTTTGATGTATCGAGAATAAAAACAAATTTAAGCGGGCAATGGACATATACAGAAACTAACAAACAGATAGTTTTAAAAGATCTTGTATTACCTAATACTACTAGTTCCACTACACGAGTTATGACATCTGGATTTGTAAACTACATTTACAATTTAGTTGCTAGTGATGTGTTAACAGTTTACAATGACTATAAAACTAATTTGAAAAATTTAACAAATCAAATTGGTATCAAAATTTCAGGATTTACGAGCAAAGAAAACTTTAATTTAATTTTAGACAGCAGATCTCCAACACAATCTCTTTCCCGTGACGGCATATTTGTGCCACAGGAAAATTACAAAGTATTTTTGAATACTAGTAGTCCAAAGACATTGTTAACATACAGTGGTATATTAGTAGAAAAAGTTACAAACGGGTATGTACTCAGTGGATATAGTTTGCAACAACCTTATTTTGAATATTACAAAACAATTAATGGCGCTGCCTTTATAGAAGTTACTGTAGGCGGAAAAAGCGAAAAGGCTTCGTTGTATGCTAACAACACCCAATATTACACTGGCGAGATAATATCTGCTACTAATAGTTTCTTTAAGGTTACAAATGATTTTAAGTCTACTGCCGGTGAAGAAGGCCAAAAACTATTTGATAATAACACAGTAAAACTTCCAAAATTACCAACTACCGGCGGCAGAACAGCAAAATTTAAAAAGAATTTTGCAACAGAAGTTTCAACATTACAATACGGAGCAAGATTTAATACAGTACAAGAAACTGTTGACTTTATATTAGGATACGCACAAAGACAAACAGATTTAGGATTTGAATTTAATAAATTTGACAAAGAAGCTAATGTTGTTGAAGATTGGAGGCAGTCAGCTAAAGAGTTTATGTATTGGACTACACAGGGTTGGGCTCCTGGCGCATTACTAGCAATAAGTCCATCAGCTAATCAGTTGCGAGCTAAACTAGATTATGGCATAATTGATAGTCTAACAGATGAGTTTTATGGGTATAGTTTACTCAAAGCATCTGGAGACTTTTTGGACTCGTCCTTTAGTAGTTTAATAAGAGACAAAAACTCATTTGGTATTTCAATACAAGGTACTGATGACGGGTTATATCATGCGTCATTGCCAGTAATACAAAAAGAACATGTTGTATTACTTGATAATAAAACAATATTCAACGATTTAATATATAATCCAAGTACTGGTTATAGACAAGAAAGAATCCGTGTTAACGGATATAGATCAGATAACTGGAACGGCGGATTAAACATTCCTGGATTTGTTTATGATGATGCAACTTATGGCGACTGGGTACAATGGAAAGATTATAGAATTGGAGATCTTGTAAAATATAAACAGTACTACTACGTAGCACTACGAAATGTTATTGGTACTGAAACATTTAATTCTAACTTTTGGTATAAATTAAATGAAAAACCAGAGTCAGAATTAGTACCAAACTTTGATTATAAAATCAACCAATTTGCAGATTTTTATGATTTAGATACTGATAATTTTGATAGCGAACAACAACGAATGGCTCAGCATTTAATTGGTTTTCAAAAACGACAATATCTTGCTAATATTATTAATGACGATGTAAGTCAGTATAAATTTTATAGAGGTGCAATAGCAGACAAAGGCACAATGAACGTGTTTACTAAACTGTTTAGTGCATTGGGTAATACAACAGATACATTAGAATTGTACGAAGAATGGGCAATACAGTCTGGTAGATTTGGCGCTATTGAAGATATTCAACAAATTGAATTCCAACTTGATGATAAAAAAATGCAAGAATCTCCACAGGCATTTGAGCTTGTTAACACATTGCCTAGCAGTAACCTAAACAATATATATAGGATATTGCCAAACGAAGTGTATAGTAAACCTGTAGATTATGCAAGCGAACCATTTCCAATTAAAGTATTAAGTGAAGAATTTGTTAAAACAGCTGGTTATGTAAGCGAAGAAGATGTTGATTTTGTTGCAGGAGATGTTACTACACTATACAATGTAAATATAAATCAAATTGGATTAGGTCAAACAATATGGGTTACAAACACAGTTAATAACTCCTGGGGAGTTGCGCAACTAAGATCAAAGAACGTACATATAACAGAGTTAAGTAAAGTAATTACGATTACTAATAAGACACCAGCAGCTAATTTTACATTTTTAGAAGTTACTACTGATAAATGGATAGACGATATTTACGAGGTAGATAATTATATTGGATTTAAGGCTGCCGGTGAGCATGGGTTACTGGGATTATACAGAATTAGAGAAAGAAGCTTTAACAAAATTGTAGTCGAAACCCCACTTAACAACGATATTACAGCATTTTCTGGAGAAGGCCCTTATCTTATAGTTAATCTTAGTAACAGCAGGGTTGCTTCAGTTCCAGAGATTAGCGAAAAAATTGGACAAGATATAGTTAAAAATCAAAAAGTGTGGGTTGACAAGTACCAAGATGATTGGGCAGTACTACAAAATAATCCAGTTTATAGTATGCAAGAAACTTTAGAAAATCCTGCAGACTATGATAGTACTGATCAAGGATTTACTGATAGTATTGCTGTAACTAAAAATAATAATAATTTGTTTATCTCAGCACCAGGTGCCGGCAACGGAGAAATATCTGTTTATAAAAGATCAAGAGATGTAGCAAATTTAAATTTTGCACAAAAAATAACTATTGACGAAACGCAAATGTTCACACCAACTAATAGCGACTTTGGTAAAAGTATTGATGTTTCACCAGACGGAGAATACTTGGCAGTTGGTATTCCAAAAGCCAGTAATGTTAAAACTAAGTTAGCATATAAAACTAATGGAGATGGAGAATTAACATTTGATTATCAAACAGATGCTACATACGTTAAAGGAGATATAGTACGTTACCGAGAAAGTTTATGGAAAGCTAATAGAGAAATTTTACCACAAATTGGCGCCCAACCGTTTTCAACATTTGATTCTTACACTAATTTAGCAAATGCTGCTGATGCTGACAGTACTACACTAAATTTACTAGTTGCAGGTAATCCCGGATTACCAAATTATCCTAATACAGATCATATGTTAATACGTGCTCCAAAAGACATGTACTTAGGTACTGCAATTGGTGATAATATTAATCTATTTTGGAATCAACGTAGCTTCACATACCCTACAACAGATAATTATATCCCGTTTGACGGAGAAATACCAGAACTTAGTATAGGATTTATTACAGCAGAACATGCTATTTTAGAAAAAATTGATCATATTATGTATGTTGATACATTTGTGACATTGCCCGCAGTTGGACAAAGAATAACTACAGATACAGGTAGTGCTGAAGTAGATTACGTTGCATTTAAATCCGACAGTGCAGTAATATACCTTAAAAATTCAAATGGTATTTTTGATATTGGTGGCGAATTATACATTAATGATACAGACTTTGTAGGATTTTATACTGAAGAAGATACATATTCTATATCATCATCAGTTGCAGGCTATTGGAAAATTGCAACTCCGCCATATAACAATAATTCTCGGTATTACGATGTAGGTAGAGGATTAGTGTATGCTGATATTAAGAAACAAAATTCTGTACGTGACACTAATTTATATTATAATGTACAAGCTACAGTGGGCGATATTGGTGTATATGTAACAAATAAAAATAGAGTAAGTTTTCTAAGTCACTTATCATATAGAGGAGATCCGTCACCGGCAGATGCACAAGACGGTGTTGAAGCAGATCAGCCTAGTAACAAATGGGTAGTAAGAGTTGGTAAACAATATTCCGATAGTCTTAGTATTGGAGCAACACCTAATTTTGATCTATATCAACTTGACAATAGGGTAATTGACGTTGAAGGCGCAGGACTATCTTACGATATTTTAAATAAACAGCATACTATTATTGATATATGGGACGGTTATATTGACATGGCCCTTAGTGAATTTGATTTTAATGGGTTTGCCTTCCAACCGCAAGTTGGTGATGTAATTGAAGATGTACAAGTGCCTGCAGACGGCCAAGGCGGATTGGCTTTAACAACTATTAGTACAAGTACTGCACAAGTTGTTTTTGTACAACGTAACTTTAACAACGTCCGAGTATATGTAAAAGTGTTAACTGGAGATTTTGTTGAACAGTCTAACATTGGCAAATATGATATTAGAAGAAAAGCAAATACACTTCTTCGAGGACAAACAGATTCAGATCGCGTTATTGCTACAATAGATGATACAAACAATAATATTGTATTACAAACTAGTTTAGTTGGAAAATTACTAGTATTTGAACATACTAGTAATTTTGATATAGTTGAAAATCCTGAAATTATTGATGAAGAATATGCATTTTTTACTGAAATATTTGAATCAGGAATTGAACGAGCAGCAAATTCTCCTTATAGCTTAAACAAGGATTATACACAAGTTTATAATATTCCTGCGCTGGATCAAGGAACTACTAACAGTTTAACAAACGAAGGCGCTGTTGCAATTTATAGAAGATTAAATAACGGAGGATATAGATTTCAAAATCTATTCGTATCTGAACATAGAAAAAACAATAAACAATTTGGTAACAAAGTCAGACTAGTCCAATCAGGCAATTATTATACGTTGTTAGTAGGCAGTAAAAGTCAAAGCGGCAATCCCGGGTCAATTGAAATATTTAGACACGGTGTGTCACCGCAAGAGTCATTTGCCGGAGTTTATAGAAGGCAAGTATATAGTAAAGGTGATATTATCCTTTATAAAGATGACTTTTATATTGCAATAAAAGATGTACCAGAAACAATGAATGATGTATTAAATTCTATATACTGGAACAAAATTAGCTGGCGCTACGGAAAAGATACTGAGTTCATGGGAGAATTTGATAATACAGATTCTTACAGAACAGGTAATGTTGTTTCCTATAATAGTAATTTGTGGAAAGCAGTAACTAATATTGATATTGGAGCAAATAATCCTTCAGATACAAATAACTCTTGGATATTAGTAAGTACTAAAATTGATTACTTGGGCTATCTGCCAAATATTACAGCAAACAATTTTTATGGCGAAGAAACATTTAATCCACAAGAAGAATTATTAGAATTTAGTGAAAACTTTGACGTAAGTGACGATTCAAATGTATTAGTAGTAACAGCAAAAGTAAATGGACAAGATAGTACTACAAATGCTAGAATAGTTGTTTATAGAGAAGTTGATAACAAGTATGTAGTTTCACAAGTTATTTCAGCACCAAATACAAACATTGAAAATAACGGAATTGTGTTTAATGATGAAGCTTGGGCAAAAGCTGTGTCGTTAAGTCCAGACGGAACCCAACTAGCAATTGGCTCTCCGTTAAATGATAATGCTAAAACTAACCAAGGTGAAGTTTATATTTGGACACAAAACAATGCTGGCGTATTTGAGATGACACAAACACTTACTCCGCCTAGTAACGAGGAAAGTGAAAAGTTTGGATTTAGTATAGATTTTGGACAAGACGATTTACTTATTTCAAGTCTAAATGGCGATCAAAAAATCCCAACTTCGTTTGATATAACAAATAATGTTCCAACTACATTTGATAAAAACTTTACTAGTTTTAGAAATACAAAACTGGATAAAGGTATAGTTTATGTTTACGAAAATATTAACAACACATTAGTATATGGTGAACAATTTGTATATCCACTAACTCAAACTATGTTCGGAGAAAATGTATATTCAGTAGGCAATCATGCATATATTGGCGTTCCTCAGCAATATGTTGACGGACGTGATCATCGAGGAATATTAATTGATTATAGAAAACCTCCTAATACAAAATCTTGGAATGTAATAAGTCAAGGTAGTACGCCGACAAATGTTAAACAATTTGCAGGAGCATTTATATATAATAAGCGTTCAAATAGAATTATTTCTTATATAGACTATATTGATCCTATACAAGGTAAAATTGCTGGACCAGCAGATCAAGAAATTTCATATAAATTACCTACAGATCCTGCATTATATAATACAGGATTAACAAGCGATCCACTTGTTGATGCAGATTTAGGTTGGACAAACAAACACATTGGAAAAGTTTGGTGGGATTTAAGTAAAGCTAAATTTGTTAATCCTTATCAAGGTACAACTACTTTTCAAAAAAATAACTGGAATAAACTAACGCCCGGTGCAACAATACTTATTTGTGAATGGGTTGAATCAGTATATTTGCCAGACACTTGGGACCAGTTATCCGGTACTCCAGAAGGATACACTAATGGTGTAAGTGGTACTTCGTTATATGGTAACACTAGGTATTCAACAAAAATTGTATATGACGAAACAAGTAAAACATTTGGCAGATTATATTATTTCTGGGTTACTAACAAAAGAACTGTTCCAAATGGCAGAAATATTAATACTATTGGTATTGCCGAGTTAATTGCTAATCCTAGAACCAATGGATATAAATTTATAAGTTTCTTAGGAAAAGATAAATTTGTTCTTAATAATTGTGATGATTTAATCAACGGTACTGATAGTGTACTTCAAATTAAATATCATACTACTGATAAACCTACCCAAAACTATCATAATCAATATAAGTTGTTTGCTGACGGCTCACCTGATAGTGTTCCAGAGCAAGATTTAGAACGTAAGTGGTTTGATAGTTTGATTGGTTTTGATATAGCAGAAAGAGCAATACCAGATCCTAATATTCCATTAAGTATGCGATACGGTATACAATCAAGACCGCGTCAGAGTATGTTTGTTAATAGAATAGAAGCATTAAAACAAACTATTGAACGAATTAATTTAGTGTTAAAACAAAACTTAATTACTGACGAATATAATCTAACAAACTTGTTAAAGAAAGATGACATACCTACATCTGTTTCACAGCTATGGGATCTAAGTGTTGATAGCATAGATGAATTAGAGTATATTAGTACTAACAAAATACTTAATGCACAATTAACACCGATTATTGTTAACGGTAGACTTGCAAGAGTTAGAATAGATAATCCGGGTCGTGGATATAAGTCTGCACCAAAAGTTGTAATTAACGGCACAGGCAAAGATGCAATTATTGACGTTACAATTAATAATTTAGGGCAAGTTACTGAAGCACAAGTAATTGATGATGGATCTGAATATAATGATCAAACAACAATTAATGTTAGACCATTTACTGTACTAGTAACTTCAGATATTGAAATTAATGGCAAATGGGCTCTGTATTCTTTTAATAACACAACTAATACATGGTATAGAAAAGCCCTACAAAGTTATGATACAACAGCTTACTGGGAGTATATTGACTGGTATGCAGACGGATTTAATCAATTTACTCCAATTACAACTAGCATTGAAGGATCGTATCAACTATTTCCATTAGAAGTAAACATTAATGATGTTGTTAAAATTAATAATGTTGGATCAGGCGGTTGGTTATTATTAAGAAAAGTTGCCAATGAAGATACAGAAGACTATACGGTTAATTATGAAACTATAGGTAGACAAAACGGTACAATACAGTTTAAAGAAAACTTGTATAACTATAATCTAAACTCTGTTGGATTTGACAATAGACGATTTGATAATACTTTTTATGATATTAATCCCTCTACAGAAATAAGAAATATTTTAGAAGCTATTAGAGATAATATTTTTATAGGTAGCTTAAAAGTTGAATATAACCAGTTGTTTATGTCAACAATAAGATATGTATTGGCTGAACAATCTAATGCAGATTGGTTGTTTAAAACTAGTTTTGTAAAAGCCAAACATATTAAAGGAACACTTAATCAAAATGACATAACGTTTAACAACGATAACTTACAAAGTTATCAAGATTTTGTAGAAGAATTTAAACCATATAAAACCAAACTAAGAGAATTCGTAAGTAATTACGATGTACTTGATAATACTAGTTCGTTAACAACAGATTTTGATTTAAGTCCAGCATACAATACCAATACTAAGCGTATAGAACCAAGTGTTGCAAGAATACAAGATGGTGTTATTATTGAACAAAATCTCAATACAGATATTAATCCACGTCAAAATTGGAAGAATAATATTGGACAACAAATTGTTGAAATTAAAATTGGTGACGGAGGCAGTGGCTGGACATTTGAACCAATTGTTAAAATACAAGGCGGTGGCGGAACAGGTGCTGAAGCAAAAGCATATCTTGGCTACGGAAAAATAACACATATTAAAGTTACTGAACCCGGTAGCGGATATACAAGTGCGCCTACTGTTATAATTGAAGGCTCACAGACTGATAATAGTACTCCTGCAAAAGTAACAGCAGTATTAGGTGGTGGACTAGTAAGGTCAACTAAAGTAGCAATGAAGTTTGATAGAAATGCTGGATCTTATACTTTTGACACACTTGACGAAACAGAAACGTTTACAGGTACAGGAGCTAGAGTAAGGTATGATCTAGGCTGGCCTATGGACCTTGATATAAAGAAGGTTGAAGTTTACATAGACAATGTACTACAGTTACGTAGTAAATATACCTTTACTAATATTGAAGATACAACTAAAACATATGACAGAGAAAGAGGTAGAATTACATTTACTAAACCGCCTGCATTGAATGCGGCAATTCAAGTCAAATATAAAAAGCCTATAAGTTTATTAAGTGCTGAAGATAGAATTAAATTTGCATATCAGCCAGGTGCAAATATGTTTGGTAAAGAGTTGTCGCAGTTATTAGACGGAATTGACTATGGCGGAGTAGAAATACGTAGTTTTGATTTTTCCGGACCATCAGGTTGGGATACACAAGGCTGGTATACTGATAATTGGGATGTATTTGAAAATACTTTTGAAGATGAAGTATTTACAGCAGACGGATCAACAATTGCAGTACAATTAAGTGCTCCTCTTGAAGCTAACGTTGTGTACAACTTGTACAAAAACGGTGTGAGAATTGACGCACCTGATTTTGTAGCAGGGACAGATGAAATTCCTGGAACATCGGCTACTAATGTAAACGCTATTACATCTAGTATTACCGGTGACGGCATAACAGATACAATTTTGGTACAAGATTTGGGTATAAGTCTATTAGACGGAGATGTATTTGTTGTAAGAAAATCGTCAAGTGATGGATCAATAGGTCTAGACCCAACAAGTTATGATACACAAATTAACGGCGGAGATTTAGTATATTCAACAGCCACTGGTTTAAATGCCGAAGATATTGTTGTAGACGGCGACGGATTTGTTACACCTACAACATCCAAAGGCCCAGAAGAATTAGTTCCAGGACAAGTAATAGATACTTTAGATATTAAAGTTTATACTAGAGATAGCGACGGACAAGGTCAAATCTTTAGCCAAAGCTATATTATGGATAGCACATTAACTTATAGTCTTGGTGTACTGCCAAGCACAAGTGATGCAGTATTTGTAAAATTAAACAACCAATTATTGCCAAACACAGATTATACAGTTAATTGGACAGATAAAACTATTACGTTTGCTAGTGCAACAGTAGGTGCTGAACTTAATATAATAGCAGTAGCACAAGGAATACAAAGCATATTAGATTTTGGAACGTTAATTACTGACGGAACGTCAGAAGAATACACACTTCCTGTCAAATATGTAGAAGGAATGCAAGTTTCTGTTACAGTTGACGGTACTCCTAAAACTGTAGATGTTTTAGAAACAGAAACAGTAGGATTATTTGCAGCTATTAGATTTGATGAAGTACAAGATGCAAATAAAACTATCCACTTTACAGCATTTGGTAATTCAGATACTGTAAATTATAGTCAAATTACTAAAGATACATTTACCGGTGACGGCACGTTAGCTGATTTTGAATTACTACAATCTCCGTTTTACTCAATTCCAACAGAACACAACTTAATTGTAAAAGTAAATAATACAATTTTAAAAGCAGGATACAATGTTGAATTTGTAATTCCGCAAACAGGACAAAAAGAATTTGCTGTTGAAACATTCCAACATCCTTCGGGAAGCCTCGAAGTGAACGATATTAAAGTTTTCTTAAATGGCGTTGAAAAAACAACTCCAATTGACTGGAGATTTGAAATTTCAAATAGTAGTATTATATTAGCAGATGATGTAGGTACTCCTGGCGATGTTGTTGATGTATTTGTAATCACCGACGGTGATTATAGAGTATCAGGTAAAACAGTTACATTTGACACACCTCCTGCATTAAATGATACTATTGAAATATACCAATTTTCAAATCATAACTTGTTAGACATTGATAGAATTAACTATGATGTTGTATCTAGAAAACTAATGTCTCCAGATGAATTAGATTATGTAAATTACATTAGATTAACAACTGGTGAAATTAGTTTACGTTCGCCTGCTCCTGATGCACAGTATGTTTGGGTATCTGTAAACAACGAATTGTTAACACCTAGTGTTGATTACTATGTTACTAATGACGGAATGAAAGTAAGATTAATTAGACAACCATCAACAAATGATAAAATTGATGTAATACATTTTACTGCTCCTGTAAGTAGAACTAAGTTTGCATTTAGACAATTTAAAGATATGTTAAATAGAACACACTTTAAACGTTTAGATAAATCAGCAACTACATTAGCAAATAATTTAAATTACCATGATTTAAGGATTGAAGTAGAAGATGCAAGTAATTTATCTGAGCCAAATAAAGGACAAAATTTGCCAGGTATTATCTTTATTGACGGCGAACGTATTGAATATTTTGTAAAAGAAAATAATACATTGCGTCAACTACGAAGAGGAACACTCGGTACAGGAGTTAAAAATGTACACACTGCTGGATCAAAAGTGTTTGATCAAAATATAGCTAAAACAGTTCCTTATGCAGATGCTACAATGACACATACGTTTAGGGAAGAAGTTGACGGTGTGCAAACAACGTTTGCTATACCATTTACAGTTGATTCAGTTAACGAAGTTGAAGTATTTGTTGGCGGAATTAGACAAAGAAAAAATACATTGGATGTGTTTGATCCAACAATAGCACTTGATAGTCCGGAAGGCAATGTTACACATGCTGCTGAATTTACTGTTAATGCTAATGCTCTAGTACTTTCTACAGCACCAGCAGACGGAATATCAGTAACAGTAACTAAAAAACAAGGAAGAAGCTGGACAGAAAACGGTATATCCCTAGGAGATACAGAAAATTCAATTGCTAGATTCTTACGTGCCGGAACAACAGAGCTACCTGAATAAATACAGTATAGGAAAAATAAATGAGCGATAACATGAAAGATACAAACGGAGTAGTAGTGCAAGGTCATATCAAGATATATGATCCGGAAACTAACAAAGTTTACATTGACAAGCGCAATGCAATTCACTATGAAAACATGAGTATTGCACTTGCAGAAAGTCTAGCTAACGCCGGCGAAGGATTTATTAATAAATTAAGCCTTGGCAACGGTGGAACTAGTGTTGACCCTACTGGAGTAATTACGTACCTAACACCAAACAGTACAGGTACAAATGCAGGATTGTATAACGAAACATATTCAAAAGTTGTAGACGACAGAAGCGTTAACAACACAGATCCTGCTAGAAATAAATTAGAAACTAGACACGTTGCTGGTACAAACTATACTGATATTATTGTAACTTGTTTACTTGATTACGGTGAACCAAACGGCCAAGATGCTTTTGATACTGCGGCGTCAACTGATAGTCCGTACGTATTTGATGAATTAGGATTGCGCAGTTATAGCGCATCCGGCGAAGGAAGATTAATAACACATGTAATTTTCCATCCAGTACAAAAGAGTTTGAATAGATTAGTTCAAATTGATTATACTGTTCGCATACAGAGCTTGGCAGGGTAAGGGAGTATATAGATGCCATATACAGTAAATTACACTGACACAATTAATAAAGGATCAATTGTTGTTGAGGATAATACATTAAACGACGAAACTAGTTTGATGCTACCTGGACGCAATACAACAGCGTACGGACAAGCAATCGCAGAAGACTTATTACATTTACTAGAAAATTTTGCAAGTCCTAATGCTCCTGAAAGACCAGTAGAAGGTCAACTTTGGTATGATACTACACAAAATGTTGATCAACTAAAAGTTTATGACGGAACTAATTGGGTAGCTAGTGGCGGACTAAAAAAGGCAAGTGCAGAACCGGCAGTAGTAAATTCAAATGCAGGCGACTTATGGGTAAACACAGAAAGTCAGCAGCTATATTTGTTTACAGGTAGTACTTGGGTATTAGTTGGTCCAGACTTTAGTGACGGATTATTAACAGGTGCGGCTGCACAATCTATTGTTGGCACTAACGACATTACTTACAGTGTACTATCAATTAAAGTAAAAGATAAACCAGTTGCTATTGTTAGTAGTCAAGCATTTACTCCTAAGACATCTATTGCAGGATACAGACAGGGAATACAAGCAGGTATTAATCTTGCTGACGAAGCTATTGTAGGAACAGAAACGCTAAAGTTCCGAGGTATTTCTGAAAAAGCAGAAAACTTAATTGTCGGCGGCGACATAATTCCTGCAACCAATTTTTTAAGAGGAAATGCAGCAAGTAGCACAGATTTTCAACTAAGTGTTAAAAGCAATGATGGTATAAAAATTGGTACCGGCGGACAAGTTGCACTAGGAATTGACGGCGAAACAGGAATTATACAACATAATACCAGCGGATCAAGTATTGATTTTAGACTACGTAGTGGTAATTTAACACCAACAGTAATGAGTATTAATAGTTCAGGTAATATTGGTATTAATACATCAGCTCCTGAAGAATCACTTGATGTCAAGGGCAATGTTAAAGTTGCTCCTAAAACAGGTGAAGCAGAAACTGGAGTAATAACAGTTGCTACCCCGATTGATTCAACGTCAATAGGCACAGGTAGTATTGTTACATCAGGCGGCATTGGTGTTGCTCTTAATGCATATATCGGCGGCGATGTTGATATAGGAGGCATATTACAAACAGGAAATATTGTACCAGATGCACCTAGTTCAAGAAATATTGGTACAGTCAACAACAAATACGACCAAGTATATGCTACTACATTCTTTGGAAATATACAAGGTAATGTAAGCGGCACAGTTAGCGGACGAGCAGGATCTGCAGACAGACTTGCTAGTGCTACAACATTTGCACTAAGTGGCGATGTTAATCCTACTAGTTTTGAATTTGACGGACAGACAGGTGGCAGCACAAAAACATTTGCGGTAAGTATTGCAAACAGTTTTATTAGCAATAAAGAAACAGTTTTTGAAGCTGAAAATGCCGACGAAATACTAATAAACAGAACTACTGGCGTTACAGGTGCATATAAAATATCTAAACGCAATTTCTTAAAAGATATTCCGTTAGTACCAGCAGGCGCAATTATGCCATATGGTGGAGAAGAAGCGCCCGCAGGTTGGTTATTATGTGACGGCACTGAAGTATTAAAGTCAGACTATAACCAATTGTGGTTAGCAATACAATATAATTTTAAAGATCCTTCATTGTTAACTAACAACGGTGTTAGTTCGTTTGCACTACCAGATTTTAGAGGTAGATTTCCATTAGGTCTTGATAATATGGGAGGTCCAAGTGCAAACAGAGTAACTGATATTGCTGCTGATGCTATTGGCGGAAACGCTGGTGCAGAATCTAAAATAATTAATACTGATAATCTACCAGAACATGAACATGACTTAGAAGGTGATTCGGGTACACAGTTTTATGGTGTACGTGTTGGCGCAGGCGAACCTGTAGACGACAATGCAATTGAACTTCCGGTAGCACCTGGACTAGGCGGAACACAAGGTATAGCATCAAGCGGAGGCATTAAAACTGACGCAACAGTTGGAAATGCAATTGATGTTATGAACCCGTTCTTAGCATTAAACTATATAATTTATACGGGGCAATAATAAATGAGCTATCAACTAAACAAAACAGACGGAACATTACTTACAGATTTAATTGACGGACAGATTGATACGAGTAGTACTAATCTTGTGTTAGTTGGTAGAAATTATAGCGGATATGGTGAGTATTTTAACGAAAACTTTATAAAATTATTAGAAAATTTTAGTAATACTGCTGCGCCTAGTAACCCACTAAAAGGACAAATTTGGTGGGATAGTGCAGAACAGAGATTAAAAGTTTATGACGGAACAGTATGGAAATCAAGTGGTGGCCCATTTGTAGATGATACTAGGCCACAAATGGTTGCAGGTGATCTATGGATTGATAACGAAAATAACCAAATGCATGCCTATGACGGGACTGATTTAATATTAGTTGGCCCGCAATATACAAAGAACCAGGGCACTAGTGGCTTCCAAATAAGTAGCATACTTGATACACAAAGTAGATCACGTACAGTTGCAAATCTATATGTAGGCGGCACACTATCAGCAGTAATTAGTAACATTCAATTTACACCAATCTATGCACAAAGGGTTTTAGGACTTGTCACAGCAGATAATCCAGACGGAATAATTTATCCAGGATTTAATTTAATAGATCCAGGTAATTTTAAATGGAGGGGAACAGCAGAATCTGCAAATGCTCTAGTTACATCTAGCGGACAAGTTAGAACAGCTGACTCGTTTTTGCCTTCTACTACTGACGGAGTTACAGTTGGTACATTAACCATACAAAACTCAGGTGGATTAACAATTGGACTTGGACAAAATCATGTGCAAAAAGTTGTTGGACCGAGATTTTATTTTGAAAACCAACTAACTGATCACGATATTAGTATGCGTGTAAAATCATCATCTCTCGGATCTGTTAGTGTTGACGCAATATACGTTGATGCAAGTACAGCTAGAGTAGGTATTTTTAACAGAACAGACGCAGGCGACTTTAGACTTCCTGAATATACTTTTGACATTGATGGTGATCTAAGAGTTACAGGTAATATGGTAATTGAAGGTGACACAACAAGTATTGATGTTGCTACATTACGGGTAGAAGATAAAAATATTGAAATTGCTAAAACAGCAGACGGAACAACACTAACAGGTGCAGAGGCCAACAATGCTGGCCTTGTATTAGACACAAGTGATGTAGGACAAAAATTATGGACATGGCAAACAACAGCAAATGCATGGACGGCTAATGTTAATGTTGATATTAGTGATACAACTAAAGCATACAAAATTGGCGGTGTAGATAAACTTACAGATGATACACTTGTAAATGTTACAAAAGCACTAGATTTAGATCAAATCGGTACACTTACAGTATTACAAGTTGATGAAATTAATATTAACGGAAAAGTTATTAGTTCTACCAATGACATGGCAATTACATCAACAACAGGCATTGCTATAACAGCCGGCGGCGACATCAATATTGCTGACAGCCAGAAAATTACTGGCATGGCTGACCCAACTGCTGCACAAGATGCTGCAACAAAAAATTATGTAGATACACAAATATCTACTGAAGTAATAGCATTTAGTATGGATGTTACTGGTTTAGGCGTAGGAGCAATATTAGAAAACAATGTTGCTGCTTATCTAGGCGATCTATATCCTGCTAATGCAGATAATAACGGAAAGATTGCACGTATACATACAACATCATATGCAGGAGCAACAGTTGAAGGAGTTGATGTTGAGTCAGCAAAGAATATTGCATTTATTCCTGTTGATTCTAATGGAACACAAAATGAATCAGTTGTACAGAGTGTTACATTTGCTGCCGAAGGCGCTAGTGGTAATGTTATCCTTACACCAGCAAGAGCACTGATGCAGTATGTATCAAATGGAACAATATGGGTAATTGATCAACCAACATCGACATATCCGTAAAACGATAAATAACATATAGCACTTAGGGGTTACACAAGAATGGCTTATTCAATTGATAGATATAATAACACACTGTTAACAACAGTAGAAGACGGTACAGTTGATCAAACAACTGACCTTAAATTCATAGGTAAAAACTATGCAGGATATGGAGAAATTCAAAATGAAAATTTCCTATTTTTGCTAGAAAATTTTAGTGGAGCTAATCAGCCAGCTAGACCATTAAGTGGTCAAGTTTGGTTTGATAGCGGTACAAGTAAACTAAAATTCTATGATGGTACAAAATGGCGTACAACCGGCGGCGCAGAGATTGGTGTAACAGAACCAACAGGATTAGCAACCGGAGACTTTTGGTGGGACAGCGGCAACGATCAACTTTACGTATTTAACGGCACAAGTTTTGTACTTATAGGACCGCAGAATGCAGGCGAAGGTGTAACCCAAATGCAAAGTCGCGAAGTTGTAGATGCACTTGGCGGAACCAAAAGCATTATTACCGCTGTTATTGAAGATGAAATCATATTTATTATTAGCCCATCTGAGTTTGATTTAAATGCAAGTGAAACTGTAGTAAAAGGACAAGGTTACGATAAACTAAGAAAAGGTGTTACATTAAAGAATACTAAAACAGCAACAAATGGTGTTACATCAACGGATCATTACTTTTGGGGAACAACTTCAAACGCACTAAAATTAGGCGGCGTTGATGCAAGTAATTTTATTCAAACCTCCGGCGGCGCAAATATCCAGTTTACAGAAGGATTAGAATTACCAGACGCAGGCATATTAATTGGTGATTCAAATGATTTACAAATTAAAATTGATGACAACGGTTACGATGGATTAATACAAAACGTAACAAACAATAGTAATATTAAATTTAAAGTTACTACATCGGCTGGAACACTTACACATGTAGCAACAATTAATGATACTAGTGTAGTTCCAGCAGCAGATAATACATTTTCATTAGGTACAGCTAGTTTAGGCTGGTCAAATGTTTATGCTTCTAACTTTACAGGTGAAGCATCAAGAGCAACAGCATTACGAGTGGGCAGCGAGTTCCGTACATCAAGTGTGAGTGCATCAAATAATACAGTTGCAGTTAGAGATGCAACAGGAAATATTGCTGCAAACTTATTCCAAGGTACAGCAACACAAGCAAGATATGCTGACTTAGCAGAAAAATATTCTACAGCAGAAGATCTTGCTCCTGGCACAGTAGTTTGTGTTGGTAAAGGAGAAGCAGAAGTAGAGCCTGTAAGCTCGGGCTGTATGGCAATTGGAGTAGTTTCAACTGATCCTGCTTTAATGATGAATAGTGACGCTGAAGGACAATATATTGGACTTAAAGGACGACTACCTGTACGTGTTGTTGGTTCTGTAACAAAAGGCGATGCAGTATATGTAAACAACAATGGTTGTGCAGGAACTGCAATCAACGGAGGTTCTTTAGTGGGTGTTGCATTAGAAAGCAACAGCGACGAAGGCGAAAAATTAGTAGAATGCGTACTTAAAGTATAAGGTATCAAAATGGCAGAAATTACAGCAGCACGAATTAACAATTTACAATCTCGTATAGAGCTTATTTTAGGTAACGGTGCAGGACAAAACGGCTACGGACAATCATTATCAAGTGCCCAAGTATCAAATGCAGCTGATGTAATTACAGCAGAAGATTTAAATTTAATTTATGCTGACGTACTAAAAGCTAGAGTACACCAAGTAGGCCCGGGTGACTTATCAGTAGCACAAGTTGTACAAAATCTAAACGTGATTGCCGAGGATGAAAGTTTCTTTGTAGATGATAGTGGTGTAACTTCAGCAGATCCTGAAGGAGCTAAAAAAGGATTATCGGATTTTGAATCTTTAATGTCGACTATTGAAGCTGATAAAGCAATAGTTGATTCTAGTCAAGCAACTTTAGAACCTGCTATTAGTACAGTTAGATCTTCAACATGGAACGGCTTAATTTATCATGAATTTATCGCTACTTTTTCTAGTGCAGATGAGCGAAGACATTTTTTTAATACTGGCGGCGAAATAAGAATTACTTCGTCTAACAGTAGTTCGGGTACACCTAAAGGTCTAGACTGGGCACAATTGTGTTCAAGTACAGGTACTATTAGATTTAGTGCAAATACTACAATATCAACAGCTGGTGGCGGAACGTCTATAGGTAATTATAACTTAACTAGCAATTACCAAAACGTTTATAACAAAGTTGGTTCAGGTGTTGGTTCAGGAATTTATGCAGCTAATACATACACTGTTAAAGTAAGATCTGATTTTGAAACTAGAATTATTTTTAGAATTGAATTTAATGATCTAGCAGTGGATAATGTAATAGATAACAATGTAGACGGAATTTTACGTAGCACTATACAGCATTATAGAGCTACCGGTGATGTTGCAGCAATTGCACCTACATATTTTAATAGTGTTACACTATCATAACAATTATCTCTGTTGAAACTTCTAACTAAATACTTAAAATGAGAGATAATGCATGCCAACAGTTGTACAAGCCAGTAGATATAATAATTTAAGAGCGCGGGTAAACACCGTTCTTGGGGCTTCTACGACATCTTCTCCTCAATTTGGTTACGGACAAGGCACTACAACAAACTCAGTAATTGGCACACAGGCAGTTACTAGCCCAGTTGACGCTGACAAAATTTCAGCACAAGACTACGAAGACTTATATGTTGATATTGTACGTGCTAGATATCACCAAATAGGATCATCTGTTAGTATTGACGATTTTGTTGTAGGAGATATCGACGCTAACCCTACAACCGCTGACAAAATTGAAGAAGCGTATATTACTGGATTAGAAAATTTAGCAACAAATCTCGAAACCGATAAATTTTTAGTCGATTCTTCCCAACTAGCAGTTGTAAGACTTGAAGACCCCGGCGGCAATACAATGACAAGTACAAGATTAGCTTCTAATGGTCCGTGGAATGGACAGATCAGTCACATTTTTACTGTTGAATTTCCAACAAATGCAGCACGCCGGCACTTTTTTAATTCCGGCGGACAAATAAGATTTCAAGGAAGTGTTGATTACACCGGAAGTCAATCCAAAACAGTTGATTGGCGCACAATTTTATCCAATATGGGTCAAATATCTTTTGCTGCCGAATCAACGTATAGTAATTCTAGTGTAGGAACAGGGTATCCTGTAGGTAATTATGGATTAACTAGCGCATATAGACTATGCTATTCTAAAAGTGGCGGCGCACTATATGCTAGAAACGATTACGAAATAAGGGCTAGACAAGTAAGCCAACGAGTAATACAATTTAAAGTATCATTTGTAGACGGCCAGCCAAATGACACATCTTATGGAATTGATGAAACTGTTTTTGGTGATTTTGAAAGTGACATATTACTATCTGTACCAACTGGCCAAGTAAATATTAATGGCACTATATATTCTACAGTTACATATCAAGAAACACTACCTGCGGGCGCACTCATTTCTCCGTTATAATCCAATAATAGCTTGACAACTCCAAAAATTTGTTATATACTAGTAGTATAATAATATAGGAGTATTACTATGGATGAGCGCCTTGAAAAAGCATTAGATTTTTCAAATTATATGATGACACTAAACAATCAAAAACGTGTTCTTCGAGAAAGATTTGAAGAAGGACTATTGTATTTTTATTCCGGGTCACAATTTACAATTACTAAAGAATTAATTAACTTTTGTAAAGCTATGGCTGAAGCAGATCAAGACGAAATTGTATTAATTGACGATAATAGTAATCCTGCACTTATTCAAAATGTCGATGAATTTTATGAAAAAATTCTTACACAATATTTTGAGGCGGCAAATGCTTATCACGCAGATTATATGAGCCTAAAAAAGAATAGAAGCGTAGAGAAGTTAGTCGATTATGAGTAGTAAAGGTGTATTTCTTTTTGCTAAAAATAACGGACAATTAGATTATGTAAAACAAGCAGTTTTTTTAGCAAGACGTATCAAAAAATATCTAAAAGTTCCTGTGTCTCTTGCAACAGACAGCCCCGTATACTTAGAGCAAACATACGGCACTGACGATTTTGATAAAGTAATTAAACTAGATTATACTGAAGAAGGAAATATGCGTTATTTCTATGATGGTGCATTGTCAAAGAAATCTGCGGGCTTTAAGAATGCTAATCGAGCAAGTGCATATGAATTATCTCCGTATGATGAAACACTACTATTAGATACTGATTACATTATATCTAATAATTTACTAGCATCTGTGTTTGAATCTGATGCAGACTTTATGATATATAAAAAATCAAGTGATATTTCTCAAGCTAGAAATGAAGACGAATTTCAAAAAATTGACGATGTTAGTGTTGATTTTTATTGGGCAACTGTTGTGTTTTTTAAAAAAACAGAAACTAATAAAAAGTTTTTTGATTTAGTTAAGCACATTGAAGACGAGTGGCATCATTATAGAAGAACATATCAAATAAAGTCTCATCTTTTTAGAAATGACTTTGCATTTAGTATTGCTATTCATATAATGAATGGATTTGCACAGGGTAGTTTTGCTGAGGAATTGCCCGGAACAATGTTTTACACCGCCGACAAGGACATTCTTTGGCAAATGAAAAATGACGAAATGATGTTTCTTATTGAAAAAGAAAATTATACAGGCGAATACACTTCTATAAGAACAAAAGGCTTAACCATACACGTTATGAACAAGTTTAGCTTAACACGGATGATCGACGAGGAGTTAGAAAATGGATAAAGGAATAGTAGTATTAGCTCAAAATAATGAAACTGATAATTATGTAGATCAAGCCTGTTTGTTAGCAATGAGTTTATGTACACATAATCCTGATACAAAAATTAGCATAGTTACAAATGACGAAGTACCAAATAAAAACTTATTTGATCAAATTATTCCAATCCCATATGGCGATCATGCAGAAACTAGTGAATGGAAAGTAGAAAATCGCTGGAAGTTATATCATGCTAGTCCTTACAATGAAACTATCGTAATGGACACAGATATGTTAGTACTACAGAATATTGATGTTTGGTGGGACTTTTTATCAAATTACGATATATTCTTTACTAATAAAGTTTTAAATTACAGGGGAACTCCTGCAGATACAGAGTTTTATCGACGTACATTTATTGACAGTAATCTTCCAAATTTGTTTAGCGGATTTCATTATTTCAAAAAATGTGAGTTTGCACAAGACTTTTATGCATGGTTAGAGTTAGTGGTTAACAACTGGGAAACGTTTTACGAGCAACAATTAATGCCACAGTCTAGACCACAACAAGTTAGTATAGATGTATGTGCGTCAATTGTTGCAAAAATTTTAGATTGTGAAGATGAAATTACTAATAGAATATCGTCATTGCCTACATTTGTGCATATGAAAGCACATTGCCAAGATTGGAAAGAAGTAGAATCGTCTTGGTTAGACAAAGTTGGATTTTATATTTCAAAAGATTGCAATATAAAAATAGGTAATTTTATACAAACTGGTATATTGCATTATACAGAAAATAGCTTTTTAGAAAAAACTCCAGTTGTTGAAAGATATAGGAGTTTGTTAAATGTCTGAGTTAGCAAGTTTAATAAGAAAACTAAAAGTAGAAGCTGTTTCAAGTGAAGCATATGTTTATTATGAAAAACAAACTGGTGCTGTTAAGAAAATTAGTAATAGAAAATATGATACAGAAGATTTTGAATTGCTAGTAGTTACGCAGGATGAAGCAAAACCTTTACTTAAAGGCGAGTATAGACTTGACGAATGGGTCGTAACATACGATGTTTCAATTAAAGACAGGATGTTAAAACGTAAAACATATGAAGACGAAAATAAAATTGCAGCTACTTTATGTTATGAGTTACCGTTAATTAAAAATTATAATGACGGCCATAGCACACTTGAACCAGCATACGACGGTGTTGATGTTTATATATGGGCAGTTGATGGCGAATATGTAAAAGATCAAATAGTATTCTATGAAGATAATGTTTACAAACTTTTAGCAGACAACGATAAAGGTCAAGTATTTGGCAATGCAGAACTTTTTATAAAGGATGTGCTATTAACAGACACGTCAACAGTTACACACGTTTCAAATCGTTTAATAATGCAACCTGAATATGAAGGTGTGCATGTTGATGTTTGGTATGACGAATTATCACATACAGAAGGTCAACATGTTTGGCATCGAGGAACAGTTTACAGAATTAAAAAAGACCAAAAAGCAGAAACTAAATTTAGAAAAGCAAATTGTGAAATTATCGTACAAGATGTTATTTTATACGCTGATGAAAACAAGCACCTAACAGTTATCGACACTAACGACCTAAACTTGGGTATGATTGTATTAAGTAATAATAAAATTTTTAGTATTAAATATGCCTCTGAGCAGTTTGAAAAACAACAGAACACAGTTTTTTGGAAAGAATCTGATAGACATTTAATTGTTTGGGATTCAGAAGAACTTTTAAAATTTGATTCATTAAATAACAAAACTTTGTTTTATGAGACTGAACATACTGTAGTAGATAAAGATACTTTAAAAAACGGACAATTAGTACTAGTAGGCACTCAGATTTATAATTATAATACTACTAAGGACTATGATGTTATTATACAACAGAATTTTGTTGATAAGTGCTGGACAATTGTACTTAATCCGTATACTAAAGCATTTTTAAATACTAGCGGTTATAGTGTTAAAGACAAGTTGTATTTTAGTGTAACAGAAAAATATGATCCTAATATTCTTTATAGAACGCTAGAGTTAAATGCCGAAGAGTTACTTTGGGAAAAGCCAACTACTATCCCTTTCATATATGACGTTGAGCAAGATGGAGTTAATGTAAGTATATACACAGCAAAATATTTTGAACACTATGCACATGAGGTAGTACAATAAATGAGTAAATTTAAGCCCATTGATTATGACATAATTTATTTGTCTTATGACGAGCCAAACGCAGAAAAAAACTATGCAGATTTATGTCAAAAAGTTCCATGGGCTAAACGTGTTCACGGAGTAGAAGGTAGTGATGCTGCACACAAGGCTTGTGCAAAATTAAGTGAAACAGATAGATTTATTACAGTCGATGGTGATAACAGAATACGTGCAGAATTTCTAAATCAAGAAATTGATTTTACTGAACATGTTGATTTACAAAATGCTGTTATTAGTTGGTGCGGCCAAAATGAAATAAATGGATTGATGTACGGCAACGGCGGCATTAAATGCTGGCCTACTGAATATGTATTAAACATGCGCACACACGAAAACGCAGATCCTACTAATGCACATGCACAAGTAGATTTTTGCTGGGATGCGCAGTATATTCAAATGAATAGTGTTTATTCAGACGTATTTAATAATGAAACACCAGGACAAGCATGGAGAGCAGGTTTTAGAGAAGGTGTAAAACTTGCTACTGACCGAGGCGTAAGAATTACACCCCAAGAGTTTAAAGATAATCATTGGAGATGTTTACATTGGTTATACATTTGGACTATGGTAGGTGCAGATGTTGACAATGGCCTTTGGGCAATCTATGGCGCACGAGAAGGTCTGTATAAAACAATGTGTACAGATTGGGATTATGTACAAGTTAGAGATTTTAAATACCTAAACAGTCTTTGGAAAGAAGTTGAACCAAGGGTATCAATGGAAGGATTGCAAGATTCTATTGAAGATTTAGGCGATAAAATTCTAGCTAAATTAGATATACCTATTGCAGCCCAGCCATTAGATGCACAGCAAAGTAAATTTTTTAAATCAGTTTATCAAAATCCTTCAAGAACCGATAATCAAAGATTTATCGAAGAACTAAAGGACGTATAATGGGTGACGTTTTAACAGGATATAAGAGTGTAAGAGAAGAGCTCAATAACATCAGTTGTTCTATGTGCCTTGCTAAATGGAAGCAAGTTACACTTCACTTGCAAACAGGTCATACGCACAGTTGCCATCACCCAGCAACACATAAAATACCTTTAGAAGAAATTGAAGTAGATCCTAGTGCGTTACATAACACTAAGTTTAAGAAAGAGCAACGTGCTAAAATGCTTAAAGGTGAACGTCCAGAAGAATGTGACTATTGCTGGACAGCTGAAGACTCGTCGGATGGTTCTACATTTAGTGACAGAATAACTAAAAGTGCAGAAGAATGGGCTTGGCCTGAAAAAGATATTATTGCAAAGAGCTCTCCGGATGAAAATACAAATCCTAGCTATGTAGAAGTTAGTTTTTCAAATGCTTGTAACTTTGCGTGTACATACTGTTCACCTGAAATTAGTAGTACTTGGATGCAAGAAATACAAAAGCATGGCGGGTATACTGGCACTACATATAATTTTAATAATTTAGATTGGATTAAACAAAATGGCAAAATGCCTATTCCGCATAGAGAACATAATCCTTATGTAGAAGCGTTTTGGAAATGGTGGCCAAAACTGTATCCTGATTTGCATACATTTAGAATTACTGGCGGTGAGCCATTAATGGCAAAAGATACTTTTAAAGTTTTAGATTATATTATTGAGAATCCTAATCCTAACTTAGAATTAAACATAAACAGCAATCTTTGTGTACCAGACGGTTTAGTTGACAAGATGATAGAAAAGGCCAAACGCATTCAAGGCGAAGGTTTAATCAAAGATTTTAAAATTTATACTAGTGCAGAAGCTCACGGCAAACGTGCTGAGTATATTAGACATGGTATGGATTATAACCAGTGGATTGACAATTGCGATAAAGTGTTAACAGAAATACCAGATTGCAAAATTACAAATATGGCAACATACAACTCATTAAGTTTGTCTAGTTATCAAGACCTAATGAAAGACTTGTTAGACTTGCGTAAAAAACATCACACTGATCCTGCAAAAAGCCATGCAGTGAGTTTAGATGTTAGTTATCTACGTTGGCCACCGCATCAATCAATACTAATAGTTCAAGATGACAACTATTTAAAAATGCTTGAAGACCAAGTCACTTGGATGTTCCAAAATAAAGAACATAGTCATTGGCCGCCACTTTGCGGCATCGGTATGTACGACTATGAAATTAATAGATTACAAAGGATATATTGGGTAATGCAGCAGAGTCCTAAGCATATTAAGGAAAAAGAACTTATCGAAGGAAGAAAAAACTTCGTTGCATTCTTTGACGAGCACGACAAGCGTAGAGGAAAGAATTTTTTAGAAGTATTTCCTGAAATGGAAGATTTTTATTGGGAGTGCAAAACACTATGAGTAAAGAATTATTTGACTGGCGTAAGAAAGTATTAGATTCAGTTAGTCCTAGCTTCTGTGCTGCTAAATGGCTTAATGCAACTATCCATCTAGGCCATGGTATGACACATAGTTGTCACTTGCCTATTCCTCATCCTATTGACAAGGAAGAAATTAAAACTAATCCTAGTGCGTTGCATAATACAGCACACAAAAAGAAACAACGTGAGCGTATGATTAAAGGTGAACGACCACCTGAATGTGAGTACTGCTGGAAAATTGAAGATATTGGTAGAGATAATATTTCTGATAGAGTATATAAGAGTCAAATATACAAAGAAAAAGATATTATTGCAATCGCAGAAAATGATCCATATGAAGATGTTATTCCAAAAACATTAGAAATTAGTTTTGATAGAACGTGTAACTTAGCATGTAGTTATTGTAATTCAAGTTATAGCACTACATGGGCACAAGATATTAAAAAGAATGGTCCATATCAACAAATGAAATCAGATGGCGCAGGCGCCTATCATCATGACGGTGAATGGACCGAACCGTACGGAAAATTTAACGAAGGCAATCCTTATGTAGAAGCATTTTTTAAATGGTGGCCGCAATTAAGCAGTGAACTAGAAGAACTTAGGATAACTGGCGGCGAAGCATTAGTAAGTCATCAGTTTTGGAACTTTGCAAAAGTTGTAAAACAAAATCATGCTCCTAATTTAAGAATTGCAATTAATTCAAATCTTATGGTAAAAGATGATTTAATACAAGACTTAGTTGATTTTACTAAACTTGATAATTATAAAGAGTTTGACTTGTTTACTAGTTGCGAAGCTACTGGATTGCAAGCAGATTATATAAGAGACGGACTAGAATATAATACTTGGAAAGATAACCTAGAATATGTTATTAGTAATGGACGTTTAAGATGTGCAACAATTATGATGACTATTACAAGTTTAAGTTTGTTTAGTATTACAGAATTCTTAGATGACATGGCAGAATTAAAAGCAAAATATGCACCTCATAAACCTGCTGTCGATTTAAATATTTTACGTTGGCCGAGTTTTATGAGCCCGTTAGCATTGCCCGATCATATTAAGGATCATTGCAGAGAACAATTAGAAAATTGGTTTGAAAAAAATAAGAATAATCCTTTATTTAATTCAGGCGAAAAGGCACAAATACAGCGGTTAATAGATTATATTGAAGTTGTAGATAAACCACATAGGCGCACAACTGAAGACAAAGATAAATTACAGCACGATTTTAAAAGTTTTTATGCACAGTACGATAAGCGCAGAGGCAAGGACATAGGTGTATTTCCAAAGATACTTACTGACTGGTTAAATACAATTGGATTGGATGATACAATACCACTAATAGAAATGCATGAAGGGAGTATCACGCATTATGACGACTAGAAACAAACTACACTATATTGAAGAAGTAGATGGTAAAACAAATATAGTGTATTATTTTGCACACGATAAAATTGTTAAGAACAAAAAAGGTAAACGAGTGCCAGAACGTAATTTAATGGATCCATTTTTTCATGGACGTTACGTTTTGTGTAACCACTTCTTAAAAGATCATTGTAGATCTTTAGGAGAAGTCCGAGAAATAACTGTTAAAGACGCTAAAAAAATGCGTTATATATACGAAATTGGTACATCAGGTCCTCCTGCTAATTGGCTCGGCGGCTACGATTCTTCTAGACGTAATTTGTTTGACTTATTGGCGCTACATAGACCCATAGTAATAAGATCAGCAGCAAAGCGTAGATGTATTATACATATTGACCAAGGTTGGGAAGGATTTCCGTTATTAGAAACTAAAGTACTAAAAAGTGTTGGTGTTCGTAGAGATTATTATGATGTACTTTATACATCATTAGAAAAACATAAAATCCCGCCAAGTCAAATTATTATTACAACATCAAATTTAAAAGAAAAAGAAGTTCACGACAAATATTACGGTAATAAAAAAGATAAGATTAATATTGTTCCGTCTATTTCTTTTTGCGGACTATTAACATATCAAAACGAAGCTGACGCTATTTCCTTTGAAGAACAAATTCAATACAAGCAACAATTAGAAGATATGAAAAGTTTTAGTTGTTTGAACAGAGTTACACGTCAGCACAGGATGACACTTGGTGTTATGCTTAATTATTATAACTTATTAGATCCTAAAATTTGTGACTTCAGTCATTCAAAATTTTTAGGAGGGCACCCTAGACAGTCTACTTTACCGATTACTCATAGGCATGCAATACCCGGAGGATGGGAGGCTCATCCCAGCTTTACAAAAGAGAATGCCAATGATTTTCTTTCAACGTTGCCTCGAGTATTAGATCAAGAAGATTTTAATAAAAATCATGTTTGGACAATGTTTAAAGATACATATCTTAGAACTTGGTTTAGTTTAACTTCGGAAACTGCGTTTAATGAAGAGCGTAAAACCTGTCTCTTTATGTCAGAAAAAATATTTAAGCCAATGTTATGTCATCATCCCTTTGTTGTTGTAAGTCATCCAAACTCGCTTGCACAGCTTAAACAACTAGGATTCAAAACTTTTGATAAATGGTGGGACGAAAGTTATGATGCTATTGTTTCTCCTACAGCTAGGATGGACGCTATTTGTAAACTAACACAAGAACTTACAAATAAATCAGATATTGAATGGCTAGACATGTATAAAGATATGCAAGAAGTACTAGAACATAATTTTAACCATATGACTGTTATGGAAAAGATTGATTATTCAGAGTTTCTTCAATGAAAAAATACAATAGATTTTTTGCTTTTGGTTGTAGTTATACAGATTACTATTGGCCAACTTGGGCAAACATAATTGCTAGAGATACCGGATTGCCTTCTCAAAATTGGGGATACTCCGGCGTTGGTAACATATACATACACCATAAAATGGTTGAAGCAAAAATTAAACAAAGTATTAACGACGACGATCTAGTTATAGTTAATTGGTCATCGTGGCATCGAGAAGATAGAGTTGATCAACAAGGCTATTGGACGTCAGGAGGAAATATATTTAATAATAATCCTTACTATGATAAACGTTTTTTAAAAAAATACTATTCTCCATATAACGATATAGTAAAAAATGCAACGGCAATTATTTCCGGAAACAATACAATAAAAATAGCATACCAAAGTCATATGATTGATTACGAAAATTTTGTTGAGTATGCAGGTATAAATCAGTTACATACTGACAAATTAATAAAAAATTATTCGTGGTTAAGGAATGCACTACCCGAAAAGAAATTATTTGACAATAGCGGAAATACTAGTTTTGACGGTCGTACTAGCGGAATTGACTTCCATCCTGATGTTCTAGGGCACCTTAGTCATGCATCAAAAGTTTGTGCTAATCTTTTTGGACGTGAGCTAAAACAAGAGACTGTAGATTATTATAACATAATGCAAGAGCGTATTGGTGAATGTATACAACATATGCCAAGAAAAAATTATTGGCAGGAAATTGGCGGCAGAATTGCAAAAATTTATTCGCTTGAAGATTATTAAATAAATAATAAACTACGTATATTATAGGAGTTTTAAATGAAGGTTGGTTTTATAGGCATCGGCAAACTTGGCTTGCCTTGTGCGGAAGCAATTGCACAAAAAGGTCACGAAGTTGAAGGGTATGATGTTGCAAAAGTTACAAGTGACGATATTACAGTTGTTGATACAGTAAAAGATGTTGTAGCAAATAAAGACATTGTATTTGTAGCAGTTCCTACACCACACGATCCTGCATATGACGGCAGATCTCCTACAGCCCACCTTAGTCCAAAAGATTTTTCTTACGATATTGTAAAGAAAGTTCTAACACAAGCTAATGAACATATGAATAAAGACCAGTTACTTGTACTTATTAGTACAGTATTGCCTGGTACAGTTAGGAGTCAGTTAGTTGAACTTACAAACAATAGCCGCTTTATATATAATCCTTATCTTATTGCAATGGGCTCAGTGGCATGGGATATGGTAAATCCGGAAATGGTAATGATTGGTACAGAAGATGGTACCGAAACAGGTGATGCAAAAGAGCTTGTAGACTTTTATAAAACTATAATGGAAAACAATCCTCGATATGTTATTGGGACATGGGACGAATGCGAATGTATTAAAGTGTTCTATAACACATTTATTAGTACAAAAATTGGTCTTGTTAACATGATACAAGATGTTGCACAAAGGCAAGGTAACATTAATGTAGACGTTGTAACTAAAGCTCTTGCAGATAGTACTATGCGTATTATGGGTCCACAGTATATGACAGCTGGTATGGGCGACGGAGGAGGCTGTCATCCAAGAGATAACATTGCACTACGTTATATGGCACAAGAACTTAACTTAGGTTACGATATTTTTGATGCAATAATGAATGCAAGGGAAATACAAGCAAAAAATGTTGCATTAGAACTTGTAAAATATGCAGAAGAAACAAATATGCCAATCTTTATTCATGGTAAAGCATACAAGCCTGGTGTAGAATATTGTGACGGTAGCTATAGTTTACTAGTAGGACATTATGTTGAACAACAAGGACATCGTGTTACGTATATTGACCCTCTTACAGACGATGATGTAGAGTTAGGTATGCCCAGCATTATATTACTTGCACACAGTGCAAGTACAACTTACAAGTATATGCAAGAAGAAGGCGACAGTACTGATAAATTGTATTGCAAAATTCCATCTAATAGTATCGTAGTAGATCCGTGGAGGAACTTTAGTTCTGATACATCTAAAGTAATACACTACGGTAACACGAGACATGGATAATTATGTACGACATTGTATTCATAAGTTATCAAGAGCCTAATGCAGATGAAAACTATGCTGCACTAAAAGCACGATTTCCTATGGCTAAACGTGTGCATGGTGTAAAAGGATTACATCAAGCACATATAAACGCAGCTAAAAAATGTTTTACTAATATGTTTTGGGTTGTAGATGCTGATGCAATTATTTTAGACGATTTTAACTTTGAATATAACGTACCTAGTCATCAACTTGATCATGTACATGTTTGGAGGACTCAAAATCCAATTAACGACTTAGTTTATGGCTACGGTGGTGTAAAACTTCTTCCTAGAAAACTAACTTTATCTGTAGACATTAACAGCGCCGATATGACAACTAGCATTAGTAAAAACTTTATGGCAATGCCAGACATATCAAACATTACAGCATTTAACACAGATCCGTTTAATACATATAAGTCAGCATTTAGAGAATGTGCAAAGCTAAGTAGTAAAGTTATTAAAGGGCAACATGACGAAGAAACAGAAAAACGACTTGAAACTTGGTGTACAGTTGGCAAAACTAGACCGTATGGTTTATACGCTTTGGCCGGTGCTATTAGTGGCCGCAAGTTTGGGATTTCTAATAGGAGCAATATTGGTCTTATAAATGATTTTGATTGGCTAAGGGAACAGTTTGATGCAGAATGTAGCTGACATTAAAACAGTTCATATTGAGCTTACAGATAAATGTCAAGCACAGTGTCCTATGTGTGCTAGAAACTATCACGGCGGCGCCCCTCGCCCGTTTATACGTAACGGTGATATTAGTATTGAACAATTTAAAGAATGGTTCTCCCCAAACTTTTTATCACAAATAGATAACTTTTATAGTTGTGGTAATTATGGTGATCCTGCATTTGCAAAAGATTGTTTAGAAATATATGCATATGTACGCGAATGCAATCCTAATACTAGATTAGCAATACATACTAATGGCGGCATGCGTAATCCACAATGGTGGTCTAAGTTAGCACAAGCAATAGGAACACAATCTAATAGTGAAGTAATATTTGCAGTTGACGGCTTCAAAGGAAAGCATGAACTATATCGTAAAAATACAAATTTTGATAAAGTAATTGCTAACATGAAAGCATTTATCAGTGCCGGCGGCAGGGCAAGAGTTGATAGTTTAGTATTTGCTCATAACGAACATGAAGTAGACGAGCTTGAAGAATACATATTAGGTTTAGGAGCTCAGACTATAAACTTTGTAAGTACTACAAGATTTTATGAAATGTCAGAATATGAAGTACACGACAATGAAGGTAATGTAGAATACACAATTAAGCCTGCAAAAACTGAACGTTTTAAAAAGACTCCAAACAAAACATTAAATGATTTGGTAGATAAAAAATTTAGAGATAGTGTAATTTCTAATGCTGTAATTGATCCAAAATGTGTAGATGAACAAGGAATATATGTAGATCCGTACGGTGATATCTTTCCTTGTTGTTGGATAGGTGGCGACTACTTAGAACAGCATATCGAAGAAAAATTACCGATACATTACCTTAGAAATATAAGTGTAGAGTTTTCAAAAGCAATGATGAAAGATATACATGTTGAAAATTGCAGTACAGGAATACTTAATGATACCAGTATAAAATTATTTAAGAGACTAGACACATATTGGGAAGATGAAAATAAGTGCTTGACATGTGCTAGACAATGTAGTAAACTAGTATATAACTCTAATAGAAAGTATGAATTTGAATAGTTACGACAAAATACCATGGACTGATATAACCAGTTTTGGACAGCAAACGATGCTTAAGAGCCATCTTTTCACGGTCTCATGGATTTTGGCTAGATTTTGTAATTATTCATGCAGTTATTGCTGGCCATACGCTAGATCTAGTACCCCGGATCACCAAGATTTAGAAATTTACTTAAAGGCCTTAGATAGTATCAAAGCACAAGCTCGTGCAAACGAGTTTACAGACTTTCATTTTAGCTTCTCAGGAGGCGAACCTACAGCGTATAAGTACTTTGGGGAGATCATAGATCATTACTGTAGTGATACAGCACCCGATTACCAAAGTATCCACATGACGACCAATCTTAGCCCGGGAAGCAAATGGTGGAACAAATGGTTAGAAAGTACTAAGACTCTGCACCGCAGAAGTATAACAGCAAGTTACCATGCAGAATTTGCAAATGAACAGGAGTTTGGAGATAAATGTCTCCAATTAATAGACAATGAAACATTCGTTACAATTAATCAAGTTATGGTTCCGGAACAGTTTGACGAACTTTACCAACGGCTTGAACGATTTGCCACCAGAGGTATTAATGTTACTCTCAAGCCAATGTCCGATCCAACCGCCAGTTACGTGGTACACGGATATACAGAAGACCAAATCGCAAAAATGCGACAAGGATTTCCACAAAAGTGGAACGGCGAGCAAATAGCACAAATTGCACTATATGATAGTAAAGGTACAAAATACGAATTAGATCAAGCAGAACGTTTCAATGCATTTGGATTCAATAAGTTTCATGGATGGGAATGTAATGCAGGATATCAAGGATGCGTTATTCGAGAGAATGAAGTTAAACGGAGCTATAGTTGCCATGATGCTCCTTTAGGCACGTTAGACGGAGGATTTGAGCTGTTTAAAGCACCACAAGAGTGTATAACCTATAGTTGTGTAAGCAGTGCAGATAGTAAGATACCAAAGAGAAAAGTATGAAAGTTGATATACAAGATGTACTATTCTGGATGGACGCAATTCGTAACAGCGATAACAAATATCGCACACTTGAAAGTTTTTGGAAAGGCCAAATAAACAGCAAAGTTTGGTTAGCAAAAGAATTGTACAGTATAATACCTAAGACAAAACTAAATGATATAGTTATATACGGTGGTTGGAACGGAGTGCTGGCAAGTATATTGTTTAACAGTCGCTTACCGTTAAACAGCATTACAAGCGTGGACATAGATCCTGTGTGCAAAGATATTGCTTGTACAGTAAACAGACGATATGAAATAGAAAGAAAGTTTAATGCTGTAACAGCAGATATGTGCAAGTATACCCAACCTGCTGATGTTGTTATTAACACAAGTTGCGAACACATTACTCAAGAACAATATGAACAATGGTTATCTAATCAACCAGACGATGCATTATTTGTAGTGCAGAGTAATAACTATTTTGAATTAGAAGAGCATGTACGATGTGCAACAGACTTAAATAACTTTATGCATATGAGTAAAATTAAGCCGCTATGGAGAGGTATATATGATACTCCTAAGTACACACGTTACATGATAATAGGTAAAAAGAAATGAAGCCTACCTTAAAATATTCAGAATTAAATATTACAAATGTATGTAACTATAGTTGTACACATTGCCAAAGTTTTAATAATTATAACTTTAAAGGTCATCAGCGTTGGGACGACTATAAAGATGAATACGAACTATTAAGTAAACAAATTGACATTGACGTAATACAAATTATCGGCGGAGAACCTACACTTAATCCTGATTTTTACAAATGGCTCGAAGGTATATCTAATTTATGGCCAAAGTCTCAGTTGCAAATTTCTACTAACGGAACGGCTCTTCGTAAAATAACAGATGATGTTTATAACATTTTAGCAAGGAACAATGGTACACTTTGGATAACATGCCATGATATAAAACTATATGATAGTTTTTTAGAATTTAGTAAAACGTTCCTTGATGTAATTGTATCCGATACCGGCGAAGCACCTGCTCGCAAAGTGTCTAGAATATTTGTTGACAAAAACGGTGTTGAAGTAATACTTGATTGGACGCAAACATTTAGATCTAGTGCTGTAGATTTAATAGACAATAAGTTAACAATGAAGTACGATAGTGATCCAGTTGATGCACATGAAATTTGTGGATTTAAATCTTGTCATCAAATGAATAAAGGCAAATTATACAAATGTCCATTAGTAAGTGTACTACCAGACTTTTTAGATCAATTTAATGTTGCAGTCTCAGATAAAGAACTGGCTCATTCATACAAGCCGATGTCACACAATGATGATGTTGAGAAATTTGTAAACGATTTAGTTAATCATATACCGCAATGTAAGTTTTGTCCTAGTAATTATAACGAAGCTCATGATTTTGTAGGTACAGATAAAAAAATTAAAGTACATTTATTATGATTAGTTTACAAGAAGCTTGGATTTTAGTAGAAGAATTAAATGACCAGGCTAATCAGCAAACTAGTTGGAAAGACATTGAACAAGCCATTTTAAATCAATCTGAGTATTTTAAAAATAGTATTACACAGTTAGACGATGGCAGCCGGCTTGCAATTAAATATTGGTTACAGCAAGATGACGAGTTTTACGATTATTGTAATTGTTTATCTAATAATATGATTGTGGATCTTGTCGGCAAAGACTATGTGTGAACGCTCGCCAGGATGACATCTGTCATCTGCTTCGTCTATTTTTTCAAACAATCCTAATATATCTACAGTATTCCATTCTGGAGATTTGTCTTCGTGGGTTTCTATAACGTAATTGAGACTTTTAATATTTTTATTTTGTAAATATGTATTAACATGATTTAATCTAGTGTAAAAGTCCAACAACATATCATTTCTATTACTATAATTCATATAGAACGGTTTATCTCGGTCATTCCAGGGGTTAATTCTTTGTGTTGTGTTAGACTTAATAATACAAAATCTACTATAATATGTCCAAGTAACTAAGGCAATATCACCTTCCTTAAAATCAAAATTTAAAATATCATTCCAAATTTCTTTATTACTATTACCAGATTTTCCTAAATTTATACATTCATAATCTAACTTTTGTGCTAATAATGTAGGAAACGCTAACTTACTATAGTTAGGACCAGGATGTCCGTTATTGTCTAGACAACCAGGTAACCCGTGCCCATACGTATAACTACATCCAAATGCAACTATTCTCATGTTACTTAACTTCTTTCAACCCAAATTCTCTATCCAAATATTTATATTCTACTTTGGTAGGGTTCCATTGTTCTAGTTCTTTAAAAATAATATCTTTGTCTAGTGTACTACATGTATAAACATCGAGTTGTACAAGTGCAGGATCTACAGCGTCCCATACATGTATTGCAATGTGACTAGTTTCTATTACAATTACACCTGTTAATCCTTCGTTGCCTGGCATATCTACATATGCAGTGATAGGTCCTCTACAAACTTTCATTCCAATTTTTTCAACTAATTGTTTTAGCCAATTATGTAACCATACTTCGTCAGTTGGCGGACTCTTAACTTCTGCTCGAATAATTAAATGTTTGTGTTCTAATACTTTCATATAATGGTTCTTTTATTGCCTCGTCTTTTAGTATCTAGTGTGCCGCAGTGAATGCCTCCTTCCCAAAATAACATATGTCTTTGATCAACAGTGTGACAATCAATACCGTGTGTTTTTAAAAATTTAAATAAGTCTGGTAATTCGCGCCCGAATATTATATTGTTTCGATCTACAATTAATACATTAAGATCAAAACAGCAGTCTTGATTGTAACCTGTCCAATTACCTAAATAATTTTCAACCCAGTCTAATTCATATCTGCCGCCCTTTGCAATAAAGTTTGTTTTGTATTCCTTTGTTTTTGGCGAAGGAATAAATTCTTTAGCGTCAATTAATTTTAAATGTCGTAGTGCTTGAGGAACCCAGTTTATACCAGCATGTAAAACTGTTTCGTCGTCGATCATAATAAACCCGTGATCAATATGACCATAGTTTTCGGCGTGTCCGCCTACGTTTTTTATAAATTCAAATTCGGGTAGATTACGTTTAAGCCATTCGTATCCTTTTTTACTGCCGGGACCGTCACTGTCTATGATAATTTTATCACCTACTGGAAACATAGTTGCTGTATGAAATAATACTCTGTCATTTAATTTACTATAGTAAATATTAGTTCCAGGATCTTGTCCTGGCATATACCATATATCGCTCGGTGTAACAGGAACTAACGGTGGCGCCGCTTGACTAATCCAATTATACCCTTGGTCAAACATATCTGAAAATATATTATAGTAACTTAGACCGTCAAAGTATCTATCAGTTAAACTAGTGTATGTTTGCACAATAGTTTTACCTGCTACTTTGTACTGATCTCTAGGAACTGTTGGCCCCATTGGAAACTTTACATCAAACCCTGGCATTGCAATATGTCCATCATAATGATGTACATCTGGTCTTTTAACTGTGACTCCGCCTGCTTTTAAGAAGTCTGCTAATTTGTCAAAGTCTTCTTTTGTTTCATCTAGTATTTGATTAAACTGTGACAAGTTCTCATCTGGAAATAAATGATCTAAGTCACCGCCTGCATACGAGTCTGCAACAATAACTTCTTCTAGTGGGTCGTATTCTGTGTAAACCATTGTAGGTTCTCCTCTAATGCTTCGAAGTATTCGTCATCTGCAGCTATTGGAACAACATAAAAATGTTTCTCTAACCAAGAGTCGTGTTGCTTTCTAATTTTATAATGTAATCCGAATCTATTAAATACTGTGTAACCGGCATCTTCAAATATTTTTGTAGCACGTTCTACTATACTATCATGATTTTCTAATAACTTATCGCGTTCTAAAATTTCTAAATATTTTACAGCAGATGCAACTCCTGGCAAACTAAAACAATATGTGAAACCGTGTTCCCAATTAAAGTTCTTAGGTAATGCATCTCTAATTTTATCATTAAACAGCACCATACTTAGCGGAAAAAATCCTCCAGTAATTGCTTTACCCATTGTTGAAATATCAGGACGTATGTTCATATTTTCCCAACCAAGATAAGTTCCAGATTTGCCACCACCCATAAAGATATCATCAATAATTATTATTACATCGTGTTTTTTTCTTATTTCATCTAAACTTGCCCAAAACTCTGCACTAGGAGGAGTCATGTCGCCGCCGTATGCACATGTTTCGATAACTATTGCTGCTACTGAATCCCAATCAACTTCGCCAAACTTACTAGTATCTCTAGGTATTCGTTTCACTGAAGGATTAGGGTCTAGGGTATAAAATGGATCATCCATAAAATTATCATGTCCGATACTTCCAGTAAGATTTGTACTACCGTGGTAACTATCCAAAAAACCTACAATAGTTTTTTTGTGGTAATTTTCCTTTTGGAACTGGTATGCACATGCAAGTTTAACTGCTCCTTCATTAGCATCAGATCCACTAAGAGCATAAAAAGAATTCATTCCTGAAATTTCACGTACTCTGTCAGCAAGCTGAAAGCTAAGATGATTTAATCTCAAAGTATCAGTTTTAGGCATAAAATGTTCGCCTATTTCTGGTTTGTTATACTTCATAGTGTTGTATACATAATCAATAATTTCTTGGTTATGATATCCTAATACATAACATCCGTATTGTAAAATTGGATCAACAACTTTTCTTCCGTCTCGTACTTCACCAAATTTCCAATATGGCAACGGAAGTTCTAATTCCATATTGTCTGGTTGTACTTCTGGTAATAATCCGGTGTATTTCATTTTAGTCCTCAATGTAATCTTTAAATATTTCCAATCCACGTTGGAAAGTTAATGGTTTTTTATTTTCTAAAAGTGTAAAACATAATGTCCAACGATGTTCAACAGGCGAAGGGTTCCATGTAGAATGTAATTGACTAATGTTAAGTAAACTAGGACGATCAATAACAACTTCGTGTACTAAATCAGCATCATTATGATCTGCAAATAATACATACTCTATATCTATATCAGGTTTAATACCTGCTTTGTAAAATTTTTGATTAGCGTCTGCTTCGTCTAAGTAATGTTTTTTTATTTTAGAGTCGTCTTTAATCTTATACCACTGGGTTGTGCTATCCGGTGACCCCCATGTAAAGTTTAATTTACAGCAATCATTATCACCAGGCATAGAAGATGTGTCTGAATGTAAAGGAACTCTTCCGCCGTTTGGAGGTGTATAAAATCCTTCTAATACATTTGATATAGTTAGACCGACACTTTCTATCCATTCTCTAAAAGGAGGATGAATGTATTTGTCTTCTATTAGTGCCGTATAATTTTTTGAACCTTCGTTAAAAATTTCTGGTTTAGGATATTCAAACGGTACGCTTACATAGCGGTGGTATATATTGTCTGTCATTGGTTCAAAATCTCCTTCAAATATGCTCTATCCCAGTGTGTATAATATGCTGTTTTAGACAGTTTATCTCTGGCAACTTGTAGTTCGCTGCGTTCTTGGCATAGCATTAAATTATACTTATTGTTATTAGTTTGTACACCATTAATATGTGAATAACGATGTTTACTATCGGGTAGGAACACTAGAGTAGGAAATTGTTTGTTATACTTTATTGATAATTGCTCTACTTGTTCAAAGCTATAGCTACTATTCACTATGTAAAGTATTACTTCTACTGTACTAAAATCTGGATTCAATACTTCTTCGTCTGCTAAATCTATTATTTTATATTTTGCTTTTTTAGCAAAAGGACAAACAGGCGAACTGTTTAATTTATCCTGAGGCGTTGAGAGATGATCAATCCACTCAGCTACACTTTTTTCTATATTATTCATGTAATGTAACCTGTAATACTACTCGAGGTGTAGATCCTATATTAGCCGCACCATGAAGCGCAGCACTATTTGCGTATTGAAATATATCGCCTTTTTTGTAGTCAGTTGTAACATAGTCTTCGTACATAAAAATGTGTCCAGGTTGCCAGTCTTGTAATGGTATCCAAAATCTATCTGCATTTTGTTGTTGCACAGCATGAGGATCTACATGCATCGGCATAAAGTTTCCTGGCATCATCTTAGTAATCCACCAGTGTTGCTGTCTACCACATGATGAAATATTAGGAACGTCTATTTGTAAATTGTCTTTAGTAAACATTTGAAAGTATACAGCGTTAGGATCATACCCGGCATTGATTGCGTTTTGCCATTCGCTTTTGCCCTTATTTCCTTCAGGCACACCGCCTTGTTTAGGACGTAATATGCCTTCTTTAGACATTACCTGGTCCACTATAGAGTTAATCCATATATTATTTTTTATATTTCCTATACATTCCATTTAAATATATTTATGTAATTAAACTACCAGTTAACTACATAACTGATAAACTTTTAAATAAGTACAATACATGTTTACATTTAATCAATTACAAAATATTCATTTAGAAATTACAAATCGCTGTCAGGCTAGTTGTCCGATGTGCAGTAGAAACTACCATGGCGGATTAGAAAATCCATTAATTAAAAATCAAGACTGGACAATTGATGATTTCAAACAGATTTTAAACAGTGAAGTACTGCATCAAATAAACGGTTTTTACTTTTGTGGAAACTTCGGCGACCCTATTATTAACAATGATTTAGCAGAAATGTGTAGTTATGCAACTAATGTTAATCCTAATTTAGAGATTAGAATACATACAAACGGCGGAGCAAGAAGTACAGATTGGTGGAAGAAACTTGCAAAAGCATTGCCTAGTAACCATTGTGTTATTTTTGCAATTGACGGATTAGCAGATACACACAGTTTATATCGTATTGGTACTGACTTTAACAATGTATTAAAAAATGCAAAAGCATTTATTCAAGCAGGCGGAACAGCAGAATGGGCGTTTATAAAATTTAAACATAATGAACATCAACAACTTGCTTGTGAAGCACTAGCAACAGAACATGGCTTTGCTAGATTTACATGTAAAGACAGTGCAAGATTTGTTGCTACTGATAAGTTTGAAGTTTTAGATAAAAAAGGTCAGCTCGAATATTACATAGAGCCTCCTACAGGAAGCAACATAACTCTTATAACACAAGATGTAATTGACAATTATAAAGATGTAGTAGACGCTAGTGAAATAGACTGTTTTGTTTTAAAACAGAAAGAAATTTATATAACTGCACAAAGAAACATTATGCCTTGCTGTTTTTTAGCAAGTGCCCCGTATAATTATATACACCCTAATGATTTAGCCAAAGATATTAGACAAAAGATAAAATCACAGCACTCTAGTCTTATTGCAGATTTAGGAAATATTAATGCTCTTGATCGTTCTATAAAAGATGTAATAGATTCTGATGCTTGGCAAACAGTATGGCACAAGTATTGGGGTGCAGAAAAACTAATTACATGTGCAAGAACGTGCGGAGTTAACAAACTTAGTAAACCAAAAGATCAGTTTATAGACAAGGTAGAAATATAATGTCAGATTTAGAAAAGTATCAAGCTGAAATTGCAGAAGTAAGCGGCACAGAAACATTTTGTGTATTACCTTGGATACATATGGCAACTAGACCAAACGGCGATATGCGATTATGCTGTACGTCTAATGCAAGCGGCGCTGGCGATAATCATGAAGTGGGCCTTGTAAAAATGGAAGATGGCAAACCTGCAAACTTTGGTAAACATACTCCTTTAGAAGCATGGAATAACGATTACATGAAAAGTGTACGTACAACTATGCTTAATGGTGAAATTCCTGCAAGCTGTACAGGTTGCTTTAAAGAAGAAAGCCAAGGTATTGTAAGTAAGCGTATCTGGGAAACAGGCACTTGGCACCGAGACGATAATGGTGTAGATATTCCTGAACTTATTCGTCAAACAAAAGAAGACGGCACTGTGCCGGAAAATTTAAAATATTTGGATCTAAGATTAGGACATACTTGCAACATAAAGTGTGTAATGTGTAGCCCACATGATTCAAGTAAGTGGGTTGCAGACCATAAAAAACTTATTCCGGTATTACAAGATCCTGAAGTTAAAAGACAAATGCAATGGGATCGCAAATTGTTTAATAACAAGTGGCATGAGAAAGTTTCATTCTGGAAAGAAATTAATGCACAAATTCCTAATCTAAGACAAGTATACTTTGCTGGAGGCGAGCCTCTAATGATCAAAGAACACAAAATGTTTATTAAAGAAATTATTCGTCAAGGCTATCAAGATAAAATACTATTACGTTATAACTCAAACGGATTGCTTGTAGATGAAGAATTAATTGAGCTATGGTCAAAGTTTTATAAAGTTAAATTTGCTGTTAGTGTTGATGCAAGTTTTGAACGTGATGATTATATTCGCTTTCCTACAAAGTTTGCTGATGTAGAACGTACACTACATATGTTAGATAACACTCCAGACAACATACACATTAGTATGGCAACGGCTGTACAGATATTTAATATCAAACATATGCCTGATTTTATAAAATGGAAAATAAACAGTAATTTTAAAAAGATGAATATTGGTTTAGTAGGCGGAGTAAAAATGGGAGGCGGATTGGTCAACATGCATCTAGTACATATACCAACGTTTCTTAATATTACAATACTACCAGAACACGACAAACAAGAAGTGCGTGAACGTTTTGCAGAACTTAAAACATGGCTATGGGAAAACTATACACAAGACGATGATTTTTGGATACATAATCCATCTGGTTGGCCCAAATGGGAAGGCTTGTTAGCACATATGGATTCGGCAGATAACAGTCATTTACTTTCTGGATTTAAAGAGTATGTAAACAAACTCGATGCTATCCGCGGATTAAACGCAGCAGCTATATTTCCTGAACTAGCACACTTGCTATGAAAGATCTAATTAAAATAGAAACAATGGAGGCTAAAAATAGGCTCCGTATAGAGTATATGGTAGGAAACTATTGTAACTATAAATGTTTATATTGCGGTGATTATGCTAACGGCGGAGATACTAGGTGGCCAAATGATTACGAATTATTAATAAAACATTTTACTCATCTATTAGATTTCTATATAGCAAACGGTAGAGATAGATTTGAAGTTAATCTGTTAGGCGGCGAACCTACACTTTGGCCAAACGTTGCTAAATTTGCTAGAGACTTAAAAGCAATGTATAACGTAAAAGTTACAATGACTACAAATGGTAGTAGAACTATTCGATGGTGGGAGAAAAATGCTAAAGCATTTGATAAAATATTATTCAGCTATCATCACAAAGAAGCTGACTTACCGCATTTTATAAATGTACTAGACACTGTTTACGATCAAGGAATTCCAATGAACACATTAGTAATGATGGATCCTACTGTTTGGGATGAGTGTATAGATGCAATAGAACAAATGAAACAAAGTAAAAGACGTTGGTTTATTAGTGCAATGGAAGTTCATCCTCCCCAATATACCGCAGAGCAGCGTGAAGTATTTAAAAAACATGCTAAGAGAAGACCGCCTGTCTTAAAGGTTTTAAAAGACGAATGGGAAAATATTATTAAAGGAAAGACTAAACTAATATATAGTGACGGATCTAAAAAGAGTGTAGAACGTAACTATCTTTCAACAAACAATTTAAATAATTTTAAAGGATGGATGTGTAATATAGGATTAGAAAATATTAATATACAAAAAGATGGAAGAATTACAGGGACTTGCGGAAATTTTGTATATGGCGAACAACAGCATTATAATCTATATGATCCTAAATTTACTGAAATATTTAATCCACAACTTGTACCTAGTCTTTGTACAAAAACTGATTGTTGGTGCCAGCCCGAAATGCTTATGTCAAAGTGGAAACTTTAGTTAACGGAATGTCAGCAGCACATGTACACCATTTGCGTGTACATATAATAGGAGCAATAGGAGATTCGAAAGTTCCTTTATAAATGTTACCTAAACTACCGCCTACTCTACACGTAGCACGATGTACATCACCGTCCCAGTTGATCATTAAACTTTCTAAACCTGCATTGCAGCTCCAACCTTCGAAAGCATTTAGTTTATGTTTAATTACATCATTTGCATGTATTAGATCTTTGTTATCTACGACACAATTTGCTTTTACTGTTGATTTTTTACTTAATATCCATTCTAAATCTTTTTCTTTATAACGCATATCATCAAAATAATCTCGATCTTCAGTTTCGGTCCAACGTATACGTCTACAAACATACGGAATGTTATGACCATCTAATAGATTTGCAGCAGCTCTAACGTTATCCATGTGTTCGTGATGACACATTAGATTTACTTGAAATTTAGTATCTTTACTGTTCATGTCTAACAACTGGCTATAATGAACAATATTTTCAGCTGCTCGTTGACTATGTTCGTTATCGAAGTGCAAACTAAACACCCATTGGTCCACTGGCTGCTTTGCATACCACTCAGGCATACGAAGTGCGTTGGTAGTAATACTAAGCCATTGTAATCTTGCTTTTGCACATTCTATTATTTTTTCTATCTTTGGATGTACAGTAGGCTCACCGCCGGTTA